CAACATAATCCTGTTGCATTGTATTCTGAGCTTGCACAAAGCCCTGAAGATCATCATCATCAGAATACTCTTGGTATAGGTATGATGAAATAACTGTAGTTAATCCCGTCACACCTGCCGGAGGAAACTCACCTGTGCCACCAAGAGCACTTTGTCCACTACCCGGTTGACCGGGGACTAATGACGGAGGGTATGTAATCTCATATGGTGAAGAAAATATGGCAGTAAACTTGTGACCAGAAGTAACAGCATTGACCCAAACATTTGATTGTGCAGGGACAATAAACGATTCTCCCGGCATTAGTTCTACGTTATCATAATTATTCTGTAAATGAGCATCTGAAATAAGACTAATAAACAACGATTCTGCTATATGAATATTTTGGTCTACTGCATCCAGTGGGTTGATTATCAACCCACCATTCACTCCCATATTGGTATTGGCTACTTGGATGGATATACCACCGGTCAACACAGTCGAAGTTAACCCTGGTGATAAGAATTTATATGTCATCCTTCTATCACCGTCACACGGCCATTTTCAGTATAGAAATAACTGAATGGATCACCAAAAATTACATTTGTTCCAGGAGCAGGAGACGTACCCACACCACCAATAGATACTTGAAATAACAAATTAACGATATACTCTGGTTGTAGCACACCCGCCACAGCTTGAAGAAATACTTGATTCAACACATTGAAATTAATAGGCGATGTGCCTGCTGGCAGTGAATTAATATAATCCACAATAGCTGGAACAGCCGCTTGTGCCATAGCTACAGGTGAAACAAAATTAGGTGAGATTGTTATCCAAGTTACCGTGATATCGACTAACTCTTGCGGTGGATTAACATATGGTATTAAAAATGAATCTGGGTAATCTGTTATGGTGACATATAAGTTGATAGGATTTGGAGCTACTGTCCCACCATATTGATATCGTCCCCATATGGTTGCATCTAATGGAACACTAAATCTTTGTGCATCAAGCACCGTAATAGGAAGAACTTGATTGTTAAGAAACGGCATACCGACTACATCAGCAATAATCTCTAAATCACCAGTTTGTAGATTATGATTATTAGCAGTAGTGATAACAACCGGGTTGGTGTTGGACACCCCCGCGATTTTTATCGTAGCGCCAGATAATCCCGGTGTATAAAAATCAGCTTGCCAGATAGCAGATGCAACTTGATATGAATCACCCCCACCCACGATTATAACAAACTGATCACCTTCTTGTTGTACTGAAATTAGACGCTGTTGGACACCCGGTACATTCCCAACTAGCGTCTTTAGATACCGCGCCATCCCTGTACTAGCCGCAAGCCCAGCCGTGAAGCATCGTTCACGAAATACGCTGATAGGCTCACCAGATGTAGATGGAATACCAGAAACTGGATTTGTTACCGTAAGAATGATATTAGAAGGAACTGATGTTGCTAATTGAACAACTATATTTGCCTGAACTGGCCACGCACCTGAATCTGTTGCAAGTGCATACATTGGGAGCGAATTACCATCTTCACCAATGATACCACCATGCTGACATACGTATTGATATGTACCATCAGAAACCGTAAATCCCTGTGCTATGACATATCCGGGTGGCCCAGTAAACTGAACATAGACAGAAGTATTAGTGATCGGTTGTGTATCAACTCCATACAAAATACCAAGCTGATTAAGCAGAAATGCATTCGCACCAAACGGTGTTACAGAGTTCACTAGATCGACGAGGAAACTATCACTTTCTACAAGAGCATAAACATCGGTACTAGAGATATCTTCGATAAGAGAACCCGGTAGATTCGCTGTATAGTCTGGGTTTGTGCCAGCAACAAGCGAAATTAACTGCGACCGCAAGTCTGCCGGTGATACCGGTTGCAAGCCTTGAGAAGTCATAACTAATGGGAGTACAGCCATGATACCCTAAATAGGTTGAAAACGAGGATAGCCAGGTCGGGTCTGAACACCAATCCTAGAACCATAATTAGTAAGAACAGAGATATTATAAGAAGGAGCAGGTCTTCCGTCGTCATCTATAGCATCAGGCAATATGGTTAAGATTAATGATGCGAAGAAACCTGCAAACTGTTGTTGAGTACGAGCCATATAATAATTAGGGAATACTTGTGTTACAACAGATTGATGTGCAGGTATGCCGTAATTAGCGAAGAATGGAGATTCACCTAAATTTAATTTGAGTACTTGTGCAAGCGCGGTAAGATAAACAGAATCATTGAAGCCATTAACATCAGTATTAACTTGCCACCAAGTTTTCTTTCCTGTCAGCACGTCTTGCGTTCGGCCATATGTACGCATTATCCGATCCGTGCTAATGAGTTTTTACTTGGCCCTTTTTCAGTCATAATCCTAGCATACTGTCCCTTCTTACCGTCTCCACCAACATAAACCTTTTCACCAACAGGAACATTAAGTGTTATCTTTTTTCCTTTTGAATCTACAGTAATGTTATGATCTGTATCTTTTGATTGCACAGTAGCCAATGCATCTTTATCAAAACTAAAGTTCGTTTTATCGTTATCTTGTTGTTGCTGTTGTGATTGATCTTGCCCAGACTGACTACCCCCAGCATTGGCAGTATCCAACACTGTTGGTGTCAATAAACTCTGAACTGATACACCACGAGCCTTAGCCATTATCCTACGTTGCACGTTCATAGCAGCGGCACGTTGACCTTGTGCATGTTGAATATTACGTGGAATAACTGATTGTTGTTGTCCACTAGTTCCTTGTTGACCTTGTTGACCCTGTTTCTGTTGTTGAGCTTGCTTAACAAAAGCATTAACGATCCACCCAGCAGGACCAGCCATATGGGTCAACTGATCGACAATACGAGAAGGATTAGCTACTTGACTAAGACCATGGAATACCAAAGATGTTAAATTACTACGAGGATAAAAATTCGTATTACCACCAGCATCACCAGTTGCACCACCTTGGTAATAATCACCAGGAGCCGCATGGCCTTTATCACCAACTTGTGTAGGCTCACGTGAATATTGAGAATGACCCTTCGGTATTTTAACGATCGGTGGTGTAAATATTCCATTTGCAGTTTCAAACGCTACCTTGATAAAGTCCTTTGCCACTTCAACTACATGAACAGGCATCGCTTTCGTTTGTTGTTCACGATGATTATTACTCTGGTTTCGCTGCCACTGGTTAAGGCGCGCTTGAAAGTGATGTTTATGTGAATCATATTTACCCATTATGGATCAACCTCAAAGGCACCATTTCGATATACCAGTGTAGATGTTTTGAACACACCAGCCACCATATTTAATCGACGACTGAGAAATCCCATAATATTAACTGGACCAGGATCAGTAGACATTGGAACTGTAAACTTAATTGGATTGATGTGCATACCGCGATAGAGTCCATTGTAGGTAGTCGGGGTAAATCCTTCTAGTGTGTAATCAACGATTGTGCCAGGAGCAGTAGCCAGTGCATCAGGTGGTAATGGAATTGGCCAAGTAGTTGGATCTACCATCGTAACTTCTAACACGAGTTGAAATGGATTAAATACCACTGAAGCAAGTCGCCTAGCCGGTGGTGTTGTAATGAGTGGAACTGTTGTTATCCAAGCACCATTAGAATCATTAACATTAATATAGAACCGCTGTGCAGATACATTCCATGTAACAATTATCTTATAGTCATTTCCATCTAATGTAGCAGCAAATTCATATGGGTTTATATTAGAAGGAATAAATGGAACTACAGTCGTCATTACGACATCCCAGTAAATGGAAATCCTGATATAGGAGTAGCTGCTGGAAAATTCATAAATGTAGATGTTGGTGCTCCTAGAGATGGGAACGCATTTCCTCCAGATATAGCTCCCATAGTTTGTGGATTAGCTCCTGTTGCTATATTCCCAACAAGTGTACCAACTTGAGTACCAGTTACAGTTCCATCACTAAATACTTTGTTTGTCAATTTCTGCATCAATAAATTCTGAACACCCGCTAATTCAGCAAGTGCCACTAACGGTCTTTCAAAATCAAATCGCCACGCATTTTGCGGTATGGAGTTATTGCCGCGTGAATTATCTGTCAATGATGTTAAGATCATGTTTTGGTATACATAAGATGGAGTTACAACTGTGTACGTCCCACCTTGAACATTGTGAGCATCCAATGTTGCTTTCAAAGCTGTCATTACCGTGTTCTTAATTTCCCATGCATTCGGTTTTCGCATCGGTGTATCCATTATTACCGATACAGTTAGAGGTTCACGTATCGTGGCGTTTGCAGCAACATATTGATTTGCAAATGGATACTTTCCTATAGTCTGGGAAACCAGTGTTCCACCCGGCAACACATTGAATGCACCAAACGCATTATCTAAATCATCTATATCA